TCGCAGCAGTCATAAATTTATCCTCTAATAATTGTTTTTTGTCCATATCGTTCTTGGTATTCGTCGATGTAACTCATTAGTTTCATAAAGAATTCTTTCTTAGGTGGAAGCTCCTTAACTTGAGTCTCTCCGTTTTCACAAGCAACAATAGTTACGAGTTGTTTGACACTCAACCCGTAATTTTCTTGTAGCATACATGCATATGCAGTTTCTTGAACAAAGTAATCGTAGAGGTATGCTTCACGCTTTGGTTGCTCTGCTGTCTTAAAGTCAATGATAGACAGCACTCCGTCAAACTCAGCGATACAATCTACACGCCCTGCTAATTCTAAATGTTTAGAGTAGAGCGCCGCTTCCTGTAGGTATATATTATTTATACGGTCCAAAGTAGGGCGACTATGATGGAACATTAGTACAGGAAGTGGGTGCGATTTATACTTCTTTAGGTCTAGATTATTATTGAGGTAGTCCTCAGCAATAGAGTGATACTTGTTTCCTCTACCAGTAGCACGAGTGGACTTAGCATTCGCTGCCTTCGCACCAACACGAGCTCGCCACTTAGCAAGACCTTCTAACTTTGCTTTGTTACTGCCAATCACGGTGGTGACAGACGGGAACTTGAAACCTTCTGGTGTCAGGTACATGCGTTTGCCATCCACCTGCTCAGCAGACATTTCAATAGGTTCTATGCCACCTACGTGATTGAACAGTTTCATAGACCTAGATTGATTTTGTTGATGAGATAAGATTTAACGAGACCAGAACGAACGATATCATCGATACCAAACTCGATGAGAGAAAACTCATCCATCTTCTGAAGGATGCGTTGGAAGTCAATGATACCTGTGCGTTCACTAATTTTTTGTAGATCAGTTTGTGCAGCATCACCACAGAAAATGATCTTACTGTCCTGTCCAACACGAGTGATGATTGAATCAAGCTCGTGGAAGTTCAGGTTCTGACATTCATCAATGATAACAATAGCATTGTCTAGTGTAGTACCACGGATAAAACTAGTGGACCAGAATGATACTGTCTCTTGTGCCTTGAGGTTATCGTAAAGCATATCATACGATGCATCATCAGGCATCTCAAACATGGATTGCACCATGTTCTTGTATGGTATTTGATAGAGAGAAGACTTATCTTCATGGTCACCAGGTAGGAAACCAATCTCCCTAGTTGCTACTAGAGAACGAACAATATAGATCTTTTCATATGGTGTGTACTCATTCAATACATCCTTGAGTGCTTTATACAATGCAATGAATGTCTTACCTGTACCAGCAACACCGTAAGCATAAATCATCTGACCTTTTTCCCACTCATCAAAAAATAGTTTTTGATTATGAGTAAGAGGTTCAACGGGGATCATATACTCCTCGTTAATAGGTTTACGACGCTTCTTCTGCTTCGCAGTCATACCTTGTCCAGGTGACTTAGTTGTCTTCTTTCTAGGTGGCATTTTAGTAGTTGTATTTGTCTGTAATGGTACGGTTACGAGGTGCTTTAGGAATCACCTTGTTTTTCATGATGTCTTTCCATCCAGGATGGGTCTTTGCCATCTTGTCTCTCCATTCTCCCACTTCACCAGAGGCAGGACAAGTAGAGGGATCACTCCAATCTCTATCCCAATCAGGATTGTCTGTCTTCCACTGGTCCCAATCATGGACGCTAATTCTAACGTCCTTTTGTTCACCAGTGTTCTTATTAATTACTGGATAGGTCGCCATCATCCCCCTCCTTTACTTTATTAAATCCAAATGGACCTGCTAATTTTTCTTCGAGTGCTGCCTTTAATGCAACACCACCAATCGCTTCCATAACTTTAATGACTTGCTCAGGTTTGGCATCCTCACCAAGTTCTTTGGCGATGTACCAATACTTAGGCCAAAATGTTTCTCCTGCTTTTTGGTAATCATCAAGTGTTAATAGTTTCATTGCCATTGTAATGCCTCTGCACAAATAGGGAACTGTTCAGCAAACACACGCTTAGCATCTAGTGCAATGTCCATGTGTTCTTTCTGCGTACCATTAGCGGAACGCAATTCGATGTAATGAATCCATGACCGAACTGATCCTGTCATGTAGATTTTTGTGGGAACAGCAAGGGGGAGCACAAAACGTGAACACTCCTTTGCTATACCATATTCTAACATATCTTGGTAAAGTTTCATAGCTTCATCAAAATGATGTTGCATCTTGATCTGAAACTCTTGGCGGATGAACGGATCAACATCGTCAATAGAATTTTGACGGTTCTTTGTATCCTGCCTACGAAGTTCAGGTAGAGGAATCTTGTCTGCCAACATAGAACTGTCAGCATACCGCTGTGAAAACTCTTGATATGTAAATGAACGGTGCCTTAGGATTTGAGCTGCCAGTCCCCTAGTAGTTTCAATCTCTAGAGTCATATGTGCTTGCTCAAAGACACTCCAGTGGTTGTGTTTGATGCAATAGGACAGCAGACCTGCAACCTTAGGATTGTCCTGGTTGTTCGGGTTGCTCACCCTCGCTACGTACCCCATCGTCTTCTCCGCTTCGGGAGTGACTGTCACTAGTTTCACTGAGTTCATTACTAAATCCTTTCTCCTGCCTGCGGCGTTGTTGTTTTACTTTGAGTTGTATTTTAGCACGTACAAGTGCTATTGCCATGTAAGAAAGTTCCTCATCTGTATACAGATCAGGTTTCTTCTTTGCTTCCTTAATAGCTTTCTTTGCTAATCTTATCTGGTCTTTTAGTCGGGTCATAATACGCCTTGTAGTAAGCAACAATGCCAGATGTACTTGCGTTACCTTGTGATACCCAATCGTGGATGCATTCATAAATGCTTTGGGATGAATACTTTGGTGATCCATCTGAGGATAACTCAGGTCCAAATTTCTTGAGTAGGATATTAAGTCCTTGTGTTCTCACGTCCATTCTCTCATCACTGTAACGCCAGTCAGTCTGCATATCCGTCATCATCATCCTCTGAAGTTAATACTCTAGCTTTTGTTTTGTTTACATGTTCATCCCAAGGATGTACATATCTGTATGCATCCACATTTGAATACACTTCACTCTCTAGTGCATCGACTAGAGATTTAAGGTTCTTGACAATGAGTTTCAGTTTTTCTCTATCCATATTTAGGTTACAGATGTCAACATCATAGCATAAAAAAAGAGGGGTTGCAACCCCTCTGGTAAATTAGTTAAGAATTTTCCTGCATATTCGTTTACAGTACGTTTGGTTTTCTAAATCACATTCGACTAAACATTCGTAGTAGTCATCGAGTTTTTGATTTTCCACCTCCAAAGTGTCTACAGTAGTTTCTAGATGTCTCCACTGATTAAGTTGTGATCTGGACAATAAATTGTGCATTCGTTTTCTCCATGCAATAGACCATAATATAGGGGAGAGAAGGGTTCATTTTTCCACCTCGCATAATTCTACCACTATTTATTTTTGGTACATCCAATTAAAGAAAAATTGCAAAGAATATTATTGCCTACTGATTTATACCCATAAAAAAAGAGAGGGTAGAACCCTCTCCAGATAAGTAAGTTAATCACTTGGTGTAAAGTTTACCACGATAACAGAATGTACCATGGGTCTCTTTTGATTCTACACAACGTGTATCATATTCAACACCACGATATGAGGTGTGACTGATCTGGGCATCGTGTAGACGAGCAGCTTTATTGATCTGCTTTCTGATTAGATTAAGTGTGTTCATGAGTTGACTCCTGAAGAAGTAGGGTGGTTAGTCCCCGTTCCTTCAGTCGTTTGCGTCCCATGGGTAGCAATCAGGAGTTGCCTCCTTCATGACCTCAATCAATTCCACCTTAAATTCAGGAGGAATATTCTCATTTGCTCTCATCTTCAGCATGATTGCGTCAGCTTGTTGGCAGGTGAGTGTTGTATAGAATAATAGTTCTAACATGGGATGAACGGCTCCGTTCCGCGACTTACTTGCGTCCCACCCAAGAGTGGGATGAACGATGGTATTAGCATACCATACTATGTATGCTTTGTCAACCTGTATTTCTCAATACAATTAGTTTCCTGAGAGGTAGAATGAATCTGCTCCTGCTCTGCATACACGTTTGACTTTTGCATCGTAAACAGGAATTGTTCCATTTCCAGTGATTAAATTCTTTGCAAAGTCAAATGCTTCTTTGAATCTATTGAACTTATATACATCATCATATGTTTTTGCAGACACTAAGATGCCATCTTTTCTCCATAGTTTCATGGTGTACCATACATCTGGTTCACCCAATTTACTATAGAAAATACACCATTGTCCAGTTGCTGAACCACTCATTTCTTTTTACTAGGTTTATTTGGATCGTTCCACATCTTTGGGTTTACTCTACCGTCAGTTTGTGTCATGTTAACAAAATCACCGTGATATTTATCCCAATAGTCATCAAAAATATCTACCTGACCATTGCCAGAAGCAATATCAAATTTGGTGAGACCTTCCACAGTGTATTCAATGAGAAAGGCATTGTAAGGTAGAGATTTATCTTGAGCTAAAGTTGGATCACAATCTTGATGAATAATTTTAGAACCTTTTCCCATTATGAACGATTGCCCCACTGAATTTGCGGATACGCTTCTTCTACACACTGTCTGGTGATCTTCCAGCGTTTACCAATTTGTCTATCCTTCATAAGACACAACACTTCTGCTTCTCCTTGATGTAAACCCTCTAGCAATTGAATGAAGAGAGTTTCACGTCTAGTTTGAGACACATTTGCTCCACCTTTAAAGAAGAGATAGAGTTTACGATACTCATGAACTAGTTTCGTATGCTCTGTCTCTTCTGGTGCATCGTTTTTCTCATAAGGTACTTCACCTGCAGGAAGCATTGAGATTACACTCTCATCAAAGTTAGCAATCAGGATTTGCCTGAGTGCTGGTGAATTATATTCTTGTAAGAGTTTGATTTTTTGTGCTTTAGTTTTAGCATTGCTAACTTTCTGCAGCACTTCATTAAGTAATAATTGCATGACCTATTTCATATCATAAGTGTATTTATTCTTCATCATATTCCTCTTCGTGAGTTTCGTCTACAAAGCGAACAGATAGTAGTTCTTCGTTGATCCATTGTCCTTGTGAATTTAACATTTCAGGATGTACATTTTCTTCTTGTGTGGCATACATGTATTCGTGTAGTTTCTCATTAACTGTCCAACCTGCGAATACTCCAATTGCTAGAAAAATGAATGATACCGTAGCAGATAGATAGACAAATAAAGTTTCCGTCATTGTTCAACTCCGAACTTAAATTTCTTTGTCCCACCTAAGTTCAAAGTTGAAGTATACTTTGCGTTTAAGGAGGGAAAACACCTTATTGATGTGTAAACCTTTTTTGGATTTTTGTTCCTTCTTTTTTGCCCTCCTTAGCATTAGGTCAATGCCTCTATTTATTTTAAGTTCATTCATTTTTTACTAGGTGCAGACACAAATCCTTTTTGCATTAATAATTTAGCAAGAGGAACTAATCCACCAATGAACTCGTCATCAATAATTACAGCAGGAAAGGATGAGAATCCATACTTATCAGTCAAAGATACTTGTGTGTCTCCATCTAATTGTTGCCAATTCAATTCCTCATATTCTAACTTAGCTCGTTCCATAAGTTCTCTTGTTCGAGAACACCATACACATCCATTAGATGTGTAGATAGTAATATTCATAAAAAAAGAGGGGTTGATCCCCCTCAGTATACCATATTTTTACGAAGTGGTCAACGCCACTGTGTGCCAGGGCGAGGTTTGTTCCAAGGTCTTGGCATTGGTTTACCAAAGTTGATTGGTTCTCCAATGGCACCAGGTGTACCATTAGGAGGTGTTGTACAAGTCCAAATATTACAGGGTTTTGGTTTCCTTGGTGGACTAGGAAGCAAAGGCAGTCGTGAACAAGGTCTTTTCCTTGTACATTGTGGAGTCGAAACTCCAGGTCTATTACGTCTTGCTTCAGCGGGAGCAGTTCCTGTAATGCAAATCAAGGAAAGCATTATAGGAAATGCAAGTAGTTTTTTCATGATAGTAAATAAAACAAAAAGGTGCTTAAAAAGGGGATCCCCTTTTTTTATTTAGCATGCTTAAAGCATACCCGCAAGCATGATCAAGAAACATATAATGGTGAAGGTAAGCAGTATAGCACAAGCAATTATCAATTGCTTCATCGTAATGCTTTCACCGTTTGGTTGGTGGTCTGAATGGACAGTCATGACATCCTGCTCCGCAACATCCTCTACTTGTCTTCATATAATTTCTCTAGTTTTTCTCTAGAAAGATCGACATACATCACCTCTTCACCTGCTTCAGGTGCCTCAGGGTGCTTTGGTTTAGATGGTTTGGGTTTCATATCAAGTGACATAATGTTTGCCCACATCATAGCGAATGCAGCACCCCCAATGAGAGCAAAGCATACACCATAAACAAAAACTACGTAATGATTCATGCTTCCTGTAGAGATTGAACTGTATTATGAAGTTCTCCAATATCTAGAAGACCTTCAGCACTGAACCAAGGAGCATTCTCCCAACTAAATCCAACACCCATAGTGCTGTCAGGTGCTGTGATGTACCAATGACATGCTGTGTCTGGTACATCAACAGCGCACTTACTCCAGTCATCGCTCCACTGTGGGACTTGTACCCACATCACCGCAGCAAATATAAAACTGAAGAGTGATTTAATCACAATGCATTACCTCTAGGTAGAACTTCCTCAGGGAAGATGAAGTTTTCATGTGGTTGATCAGCAGGTGCCATCCAAGCACGTAGTCCTTCATTCAGAAGAATGTTTTTGGTATAGAACGTTTCAAATTCTGGATCTTCTGCTGCACGAATCTCTTGAGATACAAAGTCGTAAGCACGTAGATTAAGAGCGAGTCCAATAATACCGATAGAACTAGTCCAGAGACCCATGACGGGAACGAAGAGCATAAAGAAATGCAACCAACGCTTGTTAGAAAAAGCAATACCGAAGATCTGTGACCAGAAACGGTTCGCAGTAACCATCGAGTAAGTTTCCTCCTCTTGCGTAGGTTCAAAAGC